GGCAAGCCCAGCGCCAGCCAATGCGGCAGCGGGGCCGATCATTTTTAGCTTGCCCACAAGCATATCGGCTTTTTGGCCAAATGTTGTGATCTGCCCATCAGCCGATTTCAGGCCAGCAGCAAGCCCAGCCGTCTCTGCCGTGATCTGTACCGCCAGCCGTCCAATCGTTGCCATATCTACTCCAACATTTCGGCCAGGTCGGCACAGTCCATATCAGTGAGGCTTCCAGCGTAGTCAGTCTCTTTGTCTCGCGGGCGCTTTGATTCGTAAATCAGCCACCACTCAGCAGGTGACATTGCCCAGAACTCAGACGGCTGCAAGCCCCATGAAATAGCCAGCACATAGAACTGGCCCCATTCCACATCGGCCAGAATTACTCCGGCGTCACGCCTTTTTTTTTGGGCTCTGGAAAGATGCCCGCCAAAATCGCGTCACGCATAGCCAGCAGATCGGCCACTTCACCCGTCATCAGTTCGCGGTAAATCTCATCATCTTCAACCCGGCAACCACCAGCGCGAAGAAACTCACCCGTTACGAACGCCAAGTGAGACAGCGGCGGGGAGTCCGAAGACAACCCGCGCACCAGCCCGGCGATGCTCACGCGCTGTTCAATCCGGTTGAGTAGCTGCATGGTAGGCTTAACCGTGTAGGCCTTGCCATCCCATGCCAGCGAGACTTCTTTGAATACTGAGCTCATTACGGAATGCTAGTCCAAGTGAACTTGCCAGCCGATTGAATCGACGCGCTGAAGGTGGAGCCTTCGTTGTACGGTGCGCCGATCTCAAAAGAGGTCAGAGCGAACGGGCCTGCCATGGTGCCGATGCTGGGAAACAGAATCGAGAACGTGTCCACGATGTCGGTACCGCTCATGGCCAAAGTGATCAGGCTGTTAAGGCTGGCCACGTCTTTGGTGACGCCTTCAAAGCTCATGTCAAGCGTCTTGGTGCCCGGGTCGTCCAGCAAAGCGCGAAAGCCCGCATCGTCATCACTGGTCACGTCGATAACCTCATTGCCGAGCGTCATCGTCTTGGTGCGAAGAGCAGCGATAGCTGCCAAAGGAGAGCCAAAGCTCAATACAGCCTTGCGGCCAACAAATGCAGTCATATCAGTCCTTCACGATGTAAAAACCTGCGTCTGTTTGGAGCAATGCCCCATCCTCAGCAGTAAGGTAAGTGTTAGCGTATTCGCCCTGGTCAATCGTCAGGCGAAAGCGCATAACGCCGTGCCTCGTGAGTCCGTCCGGGTCCATGAATGACTCTTCAAACTCAGCTTGGCATTCTACCAGTGTGCCGCCAATAATGGGGAATTCGGCACGGTGCAGCTTTTCGTAAATGGTGCGGCAAATCTCTTTGACCTCTTTGCGCCCGCGATGACGTGACCAGATGTGAATGGTGCAAGTTGTCTCGCTGCCTAGGCTGTCGTCCGTATCCCATGGAATAGACGTGTCGTCACCAATCACGATGTACGGGAATGCCGTATCTTGCGGCACATGGTCAAACACCGGATAACCGATGCTTGAGACCTGCGCAAAAATCGCGGCTTGGATTTCCTCTTGCATCATTTGATGATCCCCTTCGCAGCTTTCTCAACGATGCCATTCAGGCGGCGCTCCCATGCCGTGCGCTCTTTTTCAAGCGCTGGAAAAAGGAATGGGCGAGGCTCTATTTTTTGAGTGCCGAACTCAAGCGGCGAGGCGTATTCGGTGTTGGCAGAGACTTCGGCGCTCTTGCCTTCAATGTCAGCACGGATGCTGCCTGCCAGCCTGCCCGTATCGGTTGCCGGCGCCTCACCTGGTGCCGATGCGCGGTGCGTGCGGTTCGGGTTTGTCTTTTTGTAGGTCACGCCTGACTTGGTGCCGCGCTGAATAGACTTAATAGCGTGCGTTCGCACATTCTGAGCCGTGCCCTGAACAATCGCCATCAACTCGCGGTCAGCATTGATTCCGAACTCGCGCAAAGCCCGTTGCAGTTCAGCCGTGCCGGTCAGTCCTGCCGCCTTCACGTCGCAACCCCCTGATCGCAAGCAAGCTCAAGCCACCGATTGCGCATCTCGACGTTGATGATAGCGCGCACTTGCAGCGGCTGGCCACGCATAACGATACGGTCAGCGGGCGTCAGATCGGCCCTGTAGCGCATGTAAATGCGGTGGGTGATGCTGGCCTGTAGCTGCATGGCTTGCACGACTTCACGGCCCGATAGCGGGGCCACATGGGCGCGGATGGTGGCTAGGGTAATCCATTGGATCGCCTGCCCGCCCATGCCGTCAGACACGGCAACCTTGCGCTGAATCGTCAGCGGCTCGCGCAACATGCCTGATGTGATTTCACAGCACTTCACAGGCTCACCTAGACCCGGTACGGGCGCAAGAGCATAGCCGCGCCAGACTTTTTGATGCCGCCGTCAGCGTCACAGTCGCCGCGATGGTCATACAGGTAAGCGGCCATCATCATGATGGCGCTTTTGATAGATGCGGGAATCGTCACCATGCCAGCGGTGTATTCAATGCGGATCTCGCTCAGAAAGTCCCATCCATGCACCGTGATCTTGGCGGGCCTGCGTTGGGCTTCAAGCGTGTACTCCAATGCCTCGTCGTCATTGCCCGTCACAGATTCCACCGACACAAGCGCGGTGTATGGCAGTTCAAACGTGGTAGACGGGTCAACGTATGGAGACAATTGCAGCCGTGCGGATTTCGGAACGGGCACAATACCGACCCACTCGCGCTGAATCAGGTCTTGGTTGATGTATCGGATGACGGCATCGGTGGCTGCAATCAGCATGCCGTCCAATAGCGCGTCATCAGAAGCCACGCCGATGAACTGCGCAAGCTCTGCGGCGGTTACGGGTGACTCGGTGTCAGTCTGCGGTGTCGCTTGCATCGGCGGCTTTCTTCGGTGGGCGGCCACGGCGCTTTTTCACTTCCGGCCCGGTCACTTTGACAATATCAGGACCGACAACTTTCGTCTGCACTACAGCGGATCCGGTCATATCGAATGCTTGACGGGTCACAGTGACAGGCTCGTCCATTCGAATCAGTCCCACGCGGGCCATGATCTTTGCGGTCTTGTCGTCAAGTTCAATCATTTGGCCCTTGCGGCCACTGATTGAGTTCTTCAGGAGTTTGTATTGCATGGTCAAAAAAGGGGAGAGCCTAAGCCCTCCCCGTTTTCATTACTCGCCGCCAGCAGCCACGTCGAACGAGCCTTTGGTGAACGCCTTTGGCAGTTCGATGCCGAAGCCGTAGCGCTCTTCAGCCAGGATCGCCACGCCGTTCTTGACGAAGTAGTCGCTGTGCGACTCAGACACGCGGATGTCCATTTGCTCGCGGTCATAGATCGTGGCGCCCATGGTCCAGTCACCCAGCAGGAAGTCGCCTTGCGTCATGGCATTGGACACGATGACTGGCACGCGCCACAGACGGGATTCGCCGCCGTTGGGAACCGTCACCCAGATGTAATGGCCATCGCTGCCCTTGGCGGTTTCCAAGGTGCCCCAATCCACCGGGTTGATAACCAAGCCGTTGACGTTGTAGTAGTCGTTGGTCTGGCACTCGGTGATAGCTGCGCGGATGTGATCCAGCATTGCGCCAGGCAGATCAGCGGCGGCGGTACCCGTGGCGATTTCGCCAATGTCTGAAACGTCGCCGTCAACCATCAGGCCGGTCAAGTTCTGGTTCAGGCCGTTGCCGTACAGCAGTTGGCTATCGGCCAACAGGTTCAGGCCGTACATCAGCTTGGCGTCGATCAGGCGCTGCAGCATCGGGGCATCGCTCAACACTTGACGCGAGGCGGGCACCCAGTGGGCCATCGTGCGGATTGGCACCGTCACCAGCTCATACGTGATGTTCGACTGGCCTTTGGTCTGCCATTCGCCAGCACCGATAGCGGTGTTTGCCGAGCTTGGAGCCTGGGCAGCGGCGCTGTTCGTGAACACGTTTTCGCGCATCACTTCCACGGCGTTGGAGCTGGTGGGAATCGACTGCAACAGGGCGCGGATGAAGTTGGGGCGCTCTGCACCGACAACAACATCGGGGCGGCGGTCAGGGCGAACCAAAGCGCCGGCGGAAGCAGCCAGACCACTGATCGTCTTTTGGACGCGGTGGGCATTGGTGCCGTTGCTTCGGGCGTTTTTGTAGGCGTCCGACTCAACGAACTGCTGGCCATAGGTCTTGGCTTCTTGCACGCCAGCAAACTGGCGCTGTGCAGCCTTTTCCATCTCGATGATGCGGCCATCCATGCGGTCCATGTCGGACTTGATGGTGTCCAGACGCTCGGTGGCAGCGGTCAGATCCTTGCGGGTCTGCTCGGTGGCTTCGCCGTATTGCTTGACTTCAGCGTCGCGCTTTTCAACGGCGCTTTTGATTTCGGACTTGACGGTGTCCAGATGGGACTTGATTGCTTCGATTTCCATGATGTTCTTTCAGATTGACAGGGCAAGGTCGCCCAGAGTGGAATTGATAAGGCGCTTAACCTCATCGCTCGACAATGGCGGCTGTCCCTTGGGCTGAGTGCTTTGCAGCGGCTCACCCTTCAACAGTGCCGTGATGCTCGCCAGTTCAGCGAGCAATTCATTTCGCGCTTTTGCGTTAAGAGCGCCGCCCTCTGCAAACTCGCGCATTTCTTTGAGCGTCTTCACGCCCGTGATGATGGCTTGGTCATTCGCTGGCCAAGTGACAAGGCTGTACTCAAACAGCTTGCCTTCGTAAATGTGACGGATGCCTGATCCGTCAATCGTGGACTTGCCGCCGGGGATAGAAAAGCCCACGCTCATACGGTCAATCACGCCATCGCGCATAAGCTCGATTGCCTCATCACCCTTTGCCGTCTTGCTGATCCGGGACTTGACCCACAAGCCCTTACCGTCTTCGCGCATGTCAACCGGCATACCAATGGGGCTGTCTGCCTTGTGCTGCCACAGCACCTTGATGCGGCCAGACGGGAAGCCCTCTTTGATGCTTTTCGCAAAAGCATTCTGTTCGATGATGTCGTTGTCGCTATCGACGTTGCCATATGCAGCGGCGTACCCCTCGAACGTGCGTGCGTCAGGGTCCATACCGACAGCTTCAAATTTCAGGCTCTTGAATTCCATGGCGTACCTCTATCGGGGATTGTACAGTGATTGAAAATGTTTGTACACACGGGGCAAAGTATGGGGTAAATTCCTGTCACAAGTCATGGTGCTGAAGCTTTTTGCATGACTTGGGCCAACTTTATTCAACATGAAAATATTATGAAAACAAGTCTTTACAGGCACTTTGACAATAACGGAAAGCTTTTGTATATCGGCATTTCTTTAAGTTTTTTGAACCGACTTGGCCAGCATGCCGAACATGCTCATTGGTTCAACTCTATAAAACGTGTTGAGGTTGAGCATTTTGAAACAAGGAACGATGCACTTATTGCTGAACTTGATGCAATAGTAAAAGAAAAGCCTGCCTACAACATTCAGCACAATGTTTCTTTTTCAAATTCTCAGAAAAAATTTAATGAGGATTTGAGCATTTTTGCTCAAGCCAAAAAAGATTTAACTGCTCGCGTAACTTATTTTAATCCTGCGTATTCTTTGAGTGAGGCTGCTGAAGCATTATCAGTTAACCCGAGACTTGTTTCTCAATGGGTGCGAGAGGGAAAAATTGGATACTTCACAATGCCTAACAAAGTTGGAAAGCCGGTGCCATACATAAGCGGATGGCAGTTGATTGAGTACATTGAAGTCATGACAAATAAATTGTAATGACTTAATCGTAAATGAAAACCACCTGACAGCGACAGTTTGATGCTATAATTCCGCCTGCATTATAGATTCCTTGATCTGTTTCAACCGTATACACAGGCTCATCATGACACTCAAAAACATCGATGCTGAAGGCATTGTCAATATGTACGTTTCTGGACATACCGGAGGGGAAGTGTCTGAAAAATTCGGAGTCTCCAAGGCTTTTGTTTACAAGACTTTGAAAGCTCACAAAATCAATATCAGGCCGCGCCTTCATGTTCAACTTGCCGATCAAATCATCACTCCATACACCAGCGGGGAAAGTGAAAACAGCATCGCCAAACGTCTTGGCGTTAGCAGAAAAGTTGTTTTCGATGCGCTTGTCAATGCTGGAATCAGTCGAAGGACGCAAAGCGAGGCGGAAGCTGTAAAGTGGTCTTTCATGGACCATGACAAACGGTCCGCGCAAGTTTCCGCTGCTCATGCAGCCTCCAAGTCGATACCAAAAAGTAGACGCATCCAGACCATGGAAAAAAGCGCTCGTATGAAAGAAAAAACGAGAAGCAAGATCGGACACCTTGAACTTGAATTTTGCAAGGCCTTGCAGTTGCGCGGATTTGATGTGGCTCAACAAGTTGCGACTGGCATCTACAACCTCGATCTTTGCATCGGGAATACGGCCATAGAGATTCACGCCAACACTGCCCATCCCCACAGTCATACCTTCTATCTTCGCCGCATCATGGACTTGCTTGAACGTGGAATGGATGTGATCTACATTAAGTGCATTGGCAAAATTGACATTGATAGGGCAGCAGATCAAGTTAGTGCTTTGGTCAACTTCTCCCAAAGGAATGAATCCACGATCCGTCATTACTGGATGGTTCGGGGTTCCGGTGAGCTTGTGGCCTGCCGCCGTCTTGATGGTGATGAGCTTTCCGCTGTAGACGCTCTTGATGCTTTTCTTGATTGACCCAAAGCCAACAGGTGTATCACCAGTAAAGCACATGATGGTATTCGCCGCACTGCCCGCCGGGTCTCCTGGAAACATCAGCTTTTCACCCGACACGGTGAATGGCTCTTTCATTCCGACGATCTGGCCATCGGCGGCTACGTGGTCTGCGCCTGGTTCGTCTCGCGTGCGGTCGTCCATGGAACTCACCCACTCGCGTTTCATGTCCAGTCCAGTAAGCTCTGCGGCCTCTTGCGCTCCAAAGTTTGCCGCTGTGTGAGTCTCAGTGCGTGCGATAACGTGGGCGCGTAGTGCGCTGAACGGCGTCGATAGCTGCCGTATGCGCTTTCCGATCTTGTCCACGCCAAGACCTTCGTCAAGCCCACCACGGATGATGCCCCTGATCTGGGACTCCGTGGTGCGGTTGATCTGCGTCACCTTGGTGGCTATCCACCGATTGATAAATCCGTTGACGGCCAGGCCTAGCATCTCGGTCAGGCTGGCCTTGATGACTTGCGGCCCTGCATGGGCTTTGGCTTCTTTCAGTAGTCGCTTGCCAAAGTGGTTTGCCACCAGCCTGTAATCGGCCTCTAGCACGTTGCGGATGCCTTGCGCGTGCTCGGATACCGCCAGCGGAATGGCAAGCTCTCCGCGCTTCTCGTAAGCGTCTGCGGCCTCTCGCATGGTGCGGCCAATCTCCGTGCGTAGGCGGCGCTCGAAGCGGGCAGACATGCGCGTCTGTAGCGCATCGTCTAGCGCTCGCTGGCGCTGTTTGTTCGCCGGATTAATCGCGGCCATACGCCAACGCCTTCAACATCTCAGGCGGCATTCCGGCAAGCTGCGCAACAGTCGGATCGGCTGGGGTGGTGCGGTCAAAGTCAGTCGGCAATAGGCCAGCGCTCAGATAACCGATATCACCGCCTTGGATCGGTTCCAGGCCAAGCGATAGGTGCTCGTTGATAGCGTTAAAAGGCACACCCATAGCGAACAGCTTAGAAGCCTCTTCCAGCTTCTTGCTGTAGTCCTCTCGCAGCGCCTCAACGTCCGAGATGTCATAGTCGATATACCAGCCTTCACCGAATAGCTCGGCAAGCTGGCGGTTAAGCTGCCCACGGATCAGGCGAAGCAATGGGATAATGGTGTCAATCCAGAAGATGCGGCGGGCCGTTTCAATGTTCGCCAGTGTGGCGTCTTCCAGTAGGCCCACCATCGGCTGAGGTACGCCCATAGCCGAACAGATTTCAGCCCACACCTTAGACCGGCTGGCGGTGAAGTCCATTTCAACAGCCGTCTGATTCAGCGTCTTGATATCGCGGGTCGTCAGGAAGGGTTGACGGGCATTTTGCGGTCCTGCCTGCTTTTCTTTGTGCAGCTCTTTCAGCCGATCAATCTGCTCAGGGCTGGTGTCGGGATCAATGATGATCGCGTAGTCGCTGATCCCGCGATTGTGCATGGAGTTCAGCTGCCACATGCTGGCCTCTCGGTCCACGTCAACAGCACGTCCAGCGGCTTGAATAGTGGGTAGGCCAAACAGAAAGTCATTCGGGTTGGCCGTCTTGACATGCACCATGTCGGGGCTCTGAATGTCCCGCGTCACACCGGCGTACTGATAGCGGTAAAAGTCAATCAAGCGTTGCTGGCCTGCCTTGATCTTTACGCCCTGGGGCAGCAATGGCCACACCTCCACCGGCTGGGCTGCGTTGCCTGCCTTGATGATTGACCAGTAGCTGTTGCCAGCCAGGTCGATATGCTGGGACATCAGCTCCATCATCTCAGACCATGCAAAATCGGGATTTGGCTTATTAATCAGCTTCTGCAGCGGGCTATCGGGTGCCTCAGTCATGCTGCCGTCACGCTGTTTGCGGTACGCCTTCCATGGCACTTGGGCAACGCTCTTAGCCCTACGATCCACGCAAGCGTAGAAGATCGCAGAAGCCTTCATGCCCTGCTCGATAGCCGTCTCGGTGTCCCACTTCTGAAACACCGGGGCCGTGCGGCTGTAGGTCAGCAGAAGCTCGGGCAGCGTGACGGATTTAATCACCGTCATCGGCTCGCGCTTTTTGAAATAGTCAATCAGTGCCATCGGCGTTTTCCTGTACAAGTTGCAGCTCCATCCGGGCCATGGCAGTGAAAGGCTCCTGCTCCGTCACATCGGCCACTGCGAACAGGTTGATGATGTCGGGCATCGGGATTGTCATTGATGCCGCTTTGCAGGCCTCATAGACCGCTACCGGATCGCCAGGCTCAGAGCTTGTTTCAACCCATGCGCCCTCTTCGTCCTGGGTGTAGGTCTGGCACGGCACCATATGGGCAAACTCAGGGCTGATCTGGCCTGTGCTGATGAAGTGGGTTGCCGGGGTTTCACCGGTGGGTGAGAGTGGCGTGGTCCACATGCCTGCACCTGCTGGGGACAGGGTGGCTGCGATGCGCTGGGCTAGCGTGGTGACGCTGGCGGGTAGGATCAGAGTTCGGAATGCGTCAGTCATGCGAATGCCTTAGTCTTACCGTTGGTGTACGTCTCCAACTGCTCCAACTCAGCGGTACTCAGCTGCTTGTTGACGATGGTCATGCCGTAGAACCTGCCGTTGAATGGCAGGCTAGAGCCACCGCGTCGGAATAGGTAGAGGGGGTAGTTGCCGAAGTTGCCGGAGCCTTGGTCGCCTGTGCTGATGGCGGCTTGAATGGCATTTACTCGCAGTATTGCGGAGTCGCCTGAGATGTTGCCAATGCCGGTTAAGACGTTAGTGATAGGTGCGACGTAACCGCTAGCTATCGCCAATTTAAGATCATCAAATGTGGCCGACCCATGTGAATACCATACATACTGATTTGCGGCGATTGTCCTTGGAGCCAAAAAGTAGAAAGTTCCCGCATTTGTCCCTGCGTTAGGACTAAGTTCCACTACTGCACCTTGTGCAGCATCACTCAACTTCCGAACCCCAGCCACCACCGTCATCTTGTCAGTCGCGGTGAAGTCAATGCTATTCGTCACCATGCCATCGTCTACGCCGTCTGCTCGGAGGTATACGGGGAAGCCTGTGCTGTCGTAATCCGTGGCTGTGTTGACACGTTGGTAGGCTGGGATGCCTACGCCGTCGTTGGCTACTCGGAGGTCTGCGCCCCAGATGTAGATGCCTTTTGTGATGTCGCCCGCGTAAGAGTTATTAATTCCGTTAGTAATACCAAACCAGCCAAAAACACTTCCCGCAGGGGCAGTAAATTCTAACTCGCAAAAGTACCATTCATTACCCGCAGAAATAGCTGTCGGCGTACCAACGATCGTAAACCCTGTACCGTAACTACCACTTGCAAGTAAGGCTCCAGTGCTTAAATCAAATATGGTGTAGGCACCGTTACTTCCAGTGGCAGAGGAAGCAACTTCCAAGTTTAAATTCCTACCCCCAATTGATTTTACCCAACCAACAAATTTGTACCCCGTAGCAGAAGCAGTAATTGATTGATGTGCTCTGTGAAGGCCATTTGTAGTTGTTTCAAACAAAGCGTCTGCGTTTACATTCCCTGTAACTGGGTTTGCTACAGCATTTGCTGTGACGGTGGTATTCGTCTTCGTCCAAACCGCATCATCAAACTGCTCAGTCTTCGTCAAAAGGTTCACCCGCGCACTCAGCACTGGCCGATTAATCGCGGTGGCTTGCGTTGCGTGGTTGCCCCGGCCTGACTTATCAAGCATCAGCCCAACAGGCTGCTCAACTGCGGTAACTGGCACGGTGCCCGCTGAATCTTGGAACAGCGTGCTGTAATCGCTCGGGTCGTACCAGACGCCTTGGTCTGAGGTGCCGAATAGGATCGCAGGGGAGAAAGCACCGCCAAGCAATTGGCGCACGGCCAACTGAACAATAGACAGTCCAAGCCCAATCATCTCAGCGCCTCACAAACAAAGAGCCGTTGTTACCGGCGAACAGGACAAGGGCAATCGGGATGTTGATCGTGTGCGCGCCTTTGGTAAGGCCGCCCGCAATCGTCGGATGCGGGTACAGCACATCGCCATTGACCCACGTTTCACCCACGACTGAGCCATCGGTGTCGATACCGCGCACCACGCCGAACGTTGTCACATAGCCGGTCTGGCCGCTGCTGATGTTCTGCGTGGCAACGCCGATAACAAACATGCCGTCAATGCCGCTTGTGGCTGGGGCTGCTGTGATTCGCCCGCTGTTGCCATCGCTGCCCGTGGCCATGATGCACTGCCCATTCGTGATGGTCGCGCTGGCCTTCACGAGCATGTGAAGTTCTTGCCCGACCTGCAATGTGATGCCTCCGGGCATGCCAATGTCAACCGTCTTGTCGTCAGCATTCCATGCCATCTCACCTTCACCAGGCTGGATGTCGTTTGCCGTGTCAAAAACAAACTTCGTGACAGGGATCGGGATCAGTTGGGCGGTCGTGGTCTTTTTCGTCACACCGCCCTGCACCACGGGAACAGCCTCGGTGCCTGTCAGTGCGCTGGCAGCCGATAGCTGCGAGAGCTTGATGATGGGTGCCGTCATGTCAGATCAGGGCGACAATGCCCGTTGCCGTGGTTCCAGTGGCTCGGACGATCTTTGCGCGCACTGGGACAATCTGGCCAGCTGCCACGTTTGCCAACGTCACGGCTGCGGTGTCTTCCTGGGCAATCAGTGACAGCGTGCCTCCGGTACCGATAAACAGCGCCTTGGCGACGTATTCGAGTTCATTGGTGTCATTGGGGGTGACGGCTCGCAGGCTCTTGGCCGGGAAATCCGTGGTGTCGCCGCGTTGGGCTTGCTTGTCAATTGCGGGCATAGGGCCTCCAGAAGATGCGACATTTTACGCCAAGTTAGAAGAAATCCATAACGATGTCGGTTTTCATAGCCGGAAGGAGCATATCCCCGATGGCGTCCATTGTCGGGTCCAGCTGGTCATCGTGCGCACCATTAGGGAAAACGCTCGCCTCTGACAAGTAATCAGATAGCCATGGCGCATCTTCTGGCAACAGGACATTACCCGATTGAATCATTGGCACCACGTCCATGGCGCGGGTCACTTTGTCAATGTTTCGTTGCACAGCAATGATTGGCACACCTTCACGCTTGAGCGTCTGAATCAAGCCGGTGCCGCTGGCCTTGTCCTCTATTTTCATTGCCCTAAGCCTGGCCGGGTTTGTGCTGGCTTTGTGCTTTGCCCAAAAAGCACGGGCTTGCGTCAAAAGCTCAGGAGCCTCCCACTTGCCACGGATTTGATCTATCAGCGCCGCTTGACCGTCTTTTGTCTTCCCCCAGCACTGGAAAACGCTGTAGTCATTTGACTCTTTGGTTTTCTGCGCCGTGTCGGCATAGATGGTGCGATGCTCAAGCGTCGGAAGCGCTTTGTAGTACCTCCACCATTCATCCTTGAAGATACCGCCTCCTTTTGGCGCCGGACGCTGCTGATACTGCCCAGCATAGCGATAAACGTTTGTTGCCTCCAGCCGCTTTAGGTCTTCAATGGGGAACTGCTCAGGCCAAAATGATTCTCCGGCCTCGTTGACGGCCGGGATGCAAAGATGCTCCCATTTTTCGCCGTTGCCACCTTTGAGCAAGTACCCCGATAGATCATCTTCGTGCAAGCGCTGCATGATGACGATGATCGGTGTGTCGGGGCTGTTTTTGCGGCTCTCCATGGTCGTGCTGAACCAATCCAGCACATTGGCCCGCATGGTGTCGCTGTTGCCCTCACCAGCCTTGTGCGGATCATCAATGATGATTGCCCCGCCAAACATGGCCCGCATCTTGCCAGCGCCGTAGCCCGTAATCGTGCCCTCGTTGCCGGTGGCGTACACCACTCCACCTTCCTCGGTGCGAAACTCATCCTTTGCGTTTGAGTCGTGCCGAATGCTAGGAGGCCCGAATACAGCTGCGTGCGCCTCGTGCTGCAGGATGGCGCGGGCGTTGAAGGTGTTGTTTGTGGCTAGGCGCTTGGAATAGCTGGCGTGAATGAACTCCGCGTCGGGAAAGTTCCCCATGCACCAGGCTATGAAGTTGATGACGGCCAGTTCAGTCTTTCCCGACCTGGGAGGCACGTTGATGATTAGCCGCTTAGTGCGGCCCAAAACGACACGCTCAAGCGCCGTACAGATCAGGTCTTGATGCCCGTTGTGCTTAAGCTCTGCGCCCTTACGGGCCTTGAACATGTACTGAGCATAGGCCAGCAGGTCAGACCGTAGGTGCGCGATCTGGTCAGGTGTCATGCTTCCTTGCAAGCGCGGCAATGACTGCCGTTTGAACGTCTGCAATCGACTTGCCACCGCTGGTGACGTCAGCTTGAATCTGGTTCGGAATGATCTTACCCAGCAACGTCATGAAGGCTTGCGGATTCTCTTCCGCTTGCCTCATCAGGTACTCAGGGCCACCTACCCCTTGGAAAGCGGCTTCGATGGCCTCCTTGACGCTTTTCGTGAGCTTGTTGGTGGATCCCTTGCGCCTTCCCATTCCAGCAGCGGGGGGCTTTCGCTTTGTAACAGGTGGCACTTGTTTGTTGTCAGGCATTGCGCGTTTCCAGTTCTATCAGCAGCTCGATGTAGTGCTTCGCCTTTTCCAGGTCATCGATGCCGCCTTTGTCTTTCCATCGGGTCAAATATTTTATGACGTTGCCTTCTGCGTATCCGATGCCATTCGCGTGGATGTACTCCACTGGCTGGATCTTGAGGGTTTTGTAGTGACTGCCTGCCACCTGGGTATTTAGTGCGCTCATGCTTGTCCTTTTTGTTGAAAAAGTGCCGGGGTCCATCCTTACCACCGCCCCGGCTCGGCGGTCAACGCGGTGGGAGAGTCGCCGCTAGGAGGTGTTTCATTGTACCGTGTTTTCAGCCATGAGCCACACGCGGCCCTTGCCATCCTTCTCGTAATGCTTGGCGCTGCGTACCTGGCCCTTCATGTAATTCTTGTCCATCCATACCCGCATGGCTTTTGAAACCCGAATCACATCATCAGGCTCGCAAATCACGCATTGCCCATATTCCAATTTATCAAATACCTCTTGGTATTTGTTGGTGACTTTTGCCCTGCCTTCTGGCAATGGGTCAGATGCAATTACCAGCTTTTCAGCTGGGACATATTTAGCTTTTGCGATCTTGGAAATCTTTTCCACCTTTTCACCGGTAAATGGATTAACTTTATTGAATTGGGTTTGCACGTTACTCATTTGAACTCCAAAAAACAAAAAGCCCTTGAGGGCAGTCTCATGCCTTGCGACATGTTGGCGGACACCGAGTCGGTGCAGACTGCCTTCAGGGGCTTACTCATACTGCCGCCAAGCAGTGCCCTGATTTTACCAAGCCCGTTAGCCTGGCCTGATCTTTTTTTTGATGTGTTGTGAAAATGTGACATTATGGTAAACCCGTAAAAACATGCCCGGTAACACTCACCCAAAAAACGTGACTTTTTTGCAGAGGAGGTACCGTGTTACCAACTATAGTTAGTTGGTAACACCGGTAACACCAAATCCGCGTTACCGGTAACGCTCTGGTAACGCCGGTAACGCTAGTGTTACCAACGTTACCGGTAACGCTCTGGTAACGCCAAGTAACGTTATTTGCTCAATATTTAGGCAGTCCGGTAAATGCGCCAGAAAGAGCCTCATGGTCTGTGGCGGCATAGCCGTTGTGCACCTCCTCGATGTATCCAGCCCTCACAAGCTCTTTTTTAGCCTTGCTGAGGTACGTTCTACGGGCCTGTTCAGATGCGTGGGCGTGCGTCTTGCTGTAGTCTGCCCATGCTTCCGTGTTGACGAAAAACCTATCCAGACGGGTATCGAATCGACCAAAGCCGCGTACAGCATTTTCAAAATGCCGCCTATATCCAGCCAATGAATCAGATTCTTTTGATACGTATTCCTGTCGGTCTGAATCATCCTGAACAACAACGCAAGTTGTCGCATCCTCTCCCCATTTGGTTTTGCCCATTACGACAATTTCCAATTTGAAGAAAATCTCAGTACCCTTACCTGGCAATTCACGCTGCTTTGTAATAGTTGCAACTCGCGTGTCTTTTTTATCTTCAAGCTCAATTTCTGTATCAATGTGCGCCCGAATACCTGACCATCCGCGTGAACCTTTGGCCGCGTCTTTGCCGTTGTGGTGAATGGTCATCATGTGTGCGCCCGTCTCTTTGCTGACACGCTCAAACCTAGCCATGACTGGCCCCATGTCCTCGCCGCTGTTCTCGTTCGCGCCTGCGCTCATCCTGGCCAGCGTGTCGCCCACGATCAGGCGCGCTTTGATACCGCGCTCTTTTTCAACGTGCTGAATAAGCCGGATGACGTTTGCAGCATCACCACTGCTCTCGTAAAAGTTCAGCGGCACCCTGACGATGGCAAGGTTCTCAACAATGCATCCATGGTGCCTTTGATAAGCCTGAACACGGGACATGATGGATGACGGCGCTTCTGTTGCAAGGTACACCACAAGACCAGGCTCAGTCTTGCGGCCCATCCACTCAACCCCCCGTGCAACTGCACAGCACATGTCGAGCACAAAAAACGTCTTACCGCTGTTTGAGTCGCCATAAACCACGCTGGATGATCCGCATGTCACCACGCCTTGCACAAGCTCATCCGGTGATGTGTACTCTTCCGGCAGGTCGCTTGCCCATACAACGTCCAAGAGCTTGGTGATTTCATCTCCGCTGATGTTGTCCATCATCAAATCAATTTCAGGCTCAGGCTTGAATTTTTCTTCAGCCGACCTGACTAGTGCGGGGATCTGGTTGTAGCGCGCCCTCCACCTGTCATCCTGGTTGCCGCCGCCAGCTTTCATGAGTGCGCGAAGCTGGGAAACAGCCGCGCCAGCACGCATGCCGTTTGAGATAAGGGAGGCCGCAAGATCGCGCAAGCTGTCGTGAAGCACCTCGCCAGTGAGCACCATGCGAATAAGCTCCGCATGCCTGTCGTGCGGCTTCGATCGCTCAACCTCTCCTGTCTCAGGATTGATGACATCACGCCCAGCGCCGCGCAGTTCTTGCGCCAGCTGTTCAAAATGATCCAGCTTTGACAAGCTGC